GTAGAATATTTAGGACATAGTTTTTTTGAATATGTTAAATTAGAAATTGGTGGCACTGAATTTGATAAATATACAAAAGATATTTTACACATTCAACAAATGCATAATGTTAGACCGGATCAAATGTCTAATTATTTAACTATGATAGGGCATACTCCTGAAATGACATCATATAATAATAATATTAAAGGAAATAGAAAAATTTTAGTTCCTTTAATATTCTGGTTTAATAAAAATCCCGGTGCTAGCTTGCCACTTGTAGCAATGCAATATTCAACTGTTGTAATAAATACTAAACTAAGTGATATTTCTAAAATATTATGTTTTGAAAATTATGATAAAAGTTATTTAGATGTAATAAATGTTACAGTATCTAATGTTATTAATTTTACATTAAATACAAATTTAAAATACAGTTCTCATTCTATTAATATAAATAATAAATCAATTAGTTATGTATGTACAATAATTAATAATGAATTATTATTATTAAAATTCCCTGAATTAAATGAAACACAACGAACATTAATATTAAAAACAAATGGAACGTATAGTGGCTCAGGTAATTTAACAGATGGTGTTAATTATACTATAAATAAAGACCAATGGTTTCACTTTCTAATGACTATTACTGATCCAATATACAAAGATTTTATATATAAAATAATGTCTTATTATCCTTACATTAATTATAATTTATATAGTAGTAGTATTGAAGTTCCTGATATTAAATTAATATGTGAAGCTGTATTCTTAGATGATATTGAACGAACACAATTTGCTAGTGGAAAACTAGAATATATTGTTGAACGTTTTGTTTCAGATACATTTACAATTAAAAATACTAATTCTTTTGATTGTGAATTATCTTTTAATAATCCATGTAAAGAATTAATATGGTATATTCAACCTAATTTATTTATTGATGGATATTCGCCATTTGGACAAAATTATGAATTTAAATTTGATATAAATAATTATAATAATAAGAATATATTAATTAATCAAAAATTTATATTAAATCAATTAGATGTATTATTAACAAATGTTGATGATAATTATTATACATATGTTTTATCTTATAAATTACTAAATAATACATTACCTAAAGGGCTTTATTATCATTCATTTTGTTTATATCCAGAAGAAACACAACCATCTGGAACATGTAATTTTAGATATATCAAAGGCAAACAATATAATATAGTGCTTAATTCAGTTTGGCAAAAAGAATATTTAGCACAATTAAAAACACTTTTTACTTCAACTAATACAATTAATATTAAAAATATATTAATATTAAAAATGATTGGTAAAATATATGATTTATTTGTTGTGACACACGGACAGGGTAAATTATTATTTAATTAAGATAGTATTCATACTATATAAGGTTATAAAAAAATTGATAAATATATATAAAAATATAATTATCAACTATAACAACTATAACAATTATGACAACAAAAAAATCTGATGCTGAGAAATATAATAAAATTGGACAAGTTGAGCATATATTACTTCGACCGGATACTTATATTGGTGATATTGAACAAACCAAAGAACTTATGTGGGTATATAATAAAGAATCTATAGAAAATGAAGAGTGTCCTAAAATTATTAAAGATACTATTACATATACTCCTGGTTTTAGAAAAGTATTTGATGAATTATTAGTAAATGCCCGCGATGCATCTGAGAATGATCCAACATGTGATACAATTAAAGTTAATTATAATATGGATGAAGGATATATAAGTGTTTATAATAATGGAGATATTGGTATTCCTGTTGAAGAACATCCTGTACATAAAATACTTGTTCCAACAATGATATTTGGTGAATTATTAACTAGTTCAAATTATGATGACAGTGAAGCGCGAACAACAGGAGGCAGAAATGGATATGGGAGTAAATGCGCAAATATATTTTCAACAAGGTTTGTTGTAGAAATAGATGATGCTAAAAGAGGCAAACGTTATAAACAAGAATGGTCTAATAATATGTTTCAAATTGATAAACCTTCTATTACAAAACTACCTGCTAAAACTAAAAGTTCTGTTAAAATTACATTCTATCCAGACTTTACAAAATTTAATATGAAAGGGCTTGATGAAGATCATGCTGCGTTATTCTATTGTAGAACTATTGATATTAGTGGAACTAGTAATAATAAATTAAAAGTATATTTTAATGATACAAAGATAGAATCTAATAATTTTAAATCTTATATTGAATTATATTATCCACCAAAACAATGTGAATTATATTATGATATTAATGAAAGATGGCAAGTTGGCGTTATTTATAAACCTGATGCAGGCGGAGATGTTATTAGTTTTGTTAATGGAATTAATACATTTAGAGGTGGCACACATTGCAATCATGTAATGGATAATATAATCAAAGTATTAATTAATGATTATATTAAAAAGAAAGATAAAGATATTAAAATTACACCATCTATATTAAAAGAAAATTTAGTCTTTTTTATTAATTCAGTTATTATTAATCCAACCTTTAGTTCTCAAACAAAAGATACATTAATGAGTAAAGCAGATAAATTTGGTTCGAAATATGAACCATCAGTTCCATTTTTAAAGAAACTTGCTAAATGTGGAATTGTAGAACAAGTTATTAATCTTGCTAAATTTAAAGAAAATGCAGGACTTAAGAAAACAGATGGGAAAAAACAAGTTAAAATTTCAGGAATTCCTAAATTAGAAGATGCTAATAAAGCAGGTTCCAAAGATTCTGACAAATGCACACTAATTCTTACAGAAGGTGATTCTGCAAAAGCTACCGCAATGGCTGGTTTAGGTGTTATAGGTAGAGATTATTATGGTGTTTTCCCATTGAAAGGAAAATTACTAAATGTCCGAGAAGCAGGAGCTGCGCAACTACTTGCAAATGAAGAAATTAAAAATATTAAATTAATTTTAGGATTAAAACAAGGTGAAGATTATTCTACAGAAGATAAATTTAATACTCTTAGATATGGTCATGTATTGATGCTTACAGATCAAGACACTGATGGAACACATATCAAAGGATTATTTATTAATATGTTGCATAGTTTGTGGCCATCACTTGTTAAAAAAGATTCATTTGTTCAAAGTTTAAATACACCTATTGTTAAAGCTACAAAAGGTAAAAATATAATTACCTTTTATAATTTGTCTGATTATGATAATTGGAAGGCTACACCAGAAGCAAATAATTTTAAAATTAAATATTATAAGGGGTTAGGAACATCAACAACACTTGAAGCAAAAGAATATTTTGATAATATTGAATCAAAACTTTTAAATTATATTTGGAAAAATACTATTACAATAGAACCAATTATTTCATCGGATACATCAGATATTATTAAAAAGAAAAGTAAAACTAAATTAATTACAGAAACTGCAGATACTATTAGTGATGTATTTATTCCAATTCATGACGATGATGATGCTATAAGATTAGCCTTTGATAAATCCAGAGCGAATGACCGTAAAAAATGGTTAATGGCTTATAATAAAAATGTTGTTCTTAATTATGAACAAAAAATAATTCCTTATTATGATTTTATTCATAGTGATTTAATTCATTTTTCAAATGAAGATTTATACAGGTCTATTCCATCAGTAATAGATGGACTTAAACCATCACAACGTAAAATATTATATGGTGCTTATTTAAGAGGTTTAGATAAAACAGAAGTTAAAGTTGCACAGCTTGCAGGATTTGTATCAGACAAAGCAGCATATCATCACGGTGAAATGTCATTAAATGGTGCAATTATAGGTATGGCGCAAAATTTTGTTGGTTCAAATAATATTAATATATTATTACCAGCAGGACAATTTGGAACAAGATTAAAAGGAGGTTCTGATGCCGCATCACCGCGTTATATTTGGACAAGTTTAGAAAAACTAACAACGCTAATTTATAATCCATTAGATAATCCAATATTAAAACAGCAAGATGAAGATGGCGAACCAATTGAACCAGAATTTTATGCACCAATTATCCCAATGATATTAGTTAATGGTGCCGCAGGTATTGGAACTGGTTTCTCAACAAAAATACCACCATATAATCCTCTTGATATTATTAAAAATTTGAGATTAATATTAAAGAATAAAGAATGCCAACCAATGGACCCATGGTGGCAAGGATTTAATGGAACAATATCAAAAATAGATAATTATAATTATGAAATTTATGGTTCATGGTCTATTAATGGTAATAAATTAACTATTACAGAATTACCAGTAGGTGAGTGGACTAGTAATTATAAAGAATTTTTAGAAAAAATGTTAAATGATATTCCATTACGCAGTCAGGTAGATACTAAGAAAATAAAAAAAGTT